TGAATTATTTGATCATAATTATGAAGATAATGTAGAAACCATTATTGAATACCGTTTTGAATATAATAATTCAAAAAAATCAGCCGATGTTGCTTTAATTACACCTTTTCTCATTTCAAACGCCCATTTTGAAATGATATTTATAAATAATTCTTCTTAATTTTCCGTGTTTTATTTTTCGCTACATATTTTTCTTGTCTTTCATAAGCACCCTTAAAAATATTTCTATATTTTTCTTTAGGTATTTTGCTTATTACATTTTCAATATTCTCTTTTAATTTTATATGAGTTAAACCATCTAATTTTTGTAATCGTGATTTCAACATACTAAAATAATTTTCTATAGAATTGGTAAAATGTTGATATGGAACAGCATATAATATATTGTTATGTTTATTAACTAATTCTTTTATTCTTTCGTTTCTATGACTACTCGCATTATCTAATATAATTAATTTATTTCTTAATTTACTTGTAATATTTTTTTCTAAAAATTCAATTAACCTATCTGTATTTATTCCACCTTTTTCATATAAATCCCATTCTATCACGCCATCAACTGAAATAGCAAATATTCCTGTATATTTTTTGAATACTTCTTGTGAGTGTGTTTTTATTACACATCGTTTTCCCTTTTCACTATAACAATGATGTCTTTTTTGTAAAGATTTTATACTTGTTTCATCAATACAAATAATATCTTCTATTTTATACTTCTTTATTTCTTCATAAAATTTCTTTATATTTGCGTTTATATCAATATCCTTACCAAATCGTTTAACTGGTTCATGTCGTATTCTTGTAATTTTTAATGTAATATTATTATCTTTTATAATTCGGTTAATGTGAGATTTATTCAAATCTACATCAGGGTATTTATTTTTCAATAAATATAATAAATCTTCAATAGTAATAGTTTTATTTTTCTTTAATTCTTGTAATAAGAAATTAACATATTCTTTCTTTACCTTATATGCTACTGGTTTCCTATAATGAATATCAACATTACCATCTTTTTTATATCTTTCAACCCATCGCATTAGACTTCTACGAGAACATTTAAATATTTTACATACTTCTTCTTGTGTTTTATCTTCAACTAAATAATATTGCACCGCAGTTAATTTATAATCATAGCTTTTACGAGACATTATTTATATTATTATAATATTAAAATTAATATAAATAGGCACATATTTTCAAGGCATTTTTTATTTTATAAATAAAATTGATTTAAAGATTTGCCTTTATTATATATATAAATGATACAAATGACATATCTACAAGATAAAATAAATACGTTTTTCAAAAAAAGAAATGAAATATTTAAAAAACCGCTTGAAAGAATTATAAATATTATGTTAAATAAGTGTAAATATATAAATGGAGAAAGTTTAGAGAGACATAATTGGGGAAATAATCCAATTAAATTAAAACATATACCAAAAAACATTAATTTACCTTCATTTGAAGAAGATTTATTAAATTCACTAAATTTAGAAGATAATGAAAAATCAATAGTAGAATTATTATGGGGAGACATACAGCTTGGAAAAAGAGTTCAAGCATGCATAATTATGTGGATTTCGGTTCATATACTAAAAAGACCAGTTTTATACATTTTTAGAAATTTAACAATAGACCAAAAACAATTACAAGATGATATAGTTGGAACAGAAAATTACAATTTTAATATTCAATTTATAAAAACATTATTTCAAGAATTTAATAATGAACTTCAAGAATATTTTCAGGAAACAAATGTTGAATATTGGAAAGATTATAAACTTCCAGAACTAAAAGATATAAATAGTAATGATATTATTAATAAATTAAGTAATAAAGAAGCAATCAATTCTAATGATATATTTTGTTGTTTAATGAACCATACTCAGTTAGCAAAACTAAATACGAAATTTAGTGAGTATATATATTATAATGATGAACTTGTTAATATAACTACATTAGTTGATGAAAGTGATTTAATGAGCCCTACATCTTCAAATGATAGAACTAATGATAATGATAAAAAGGATTCTACCGCATGTGAAATATTGCTTGCCAAAATATATAAAAAAGTAAAATATGCACTACATATTACAGGCACAGCACATTCATTGTTATATAATATAACAACCAGATTAAGCGACCATACTGATATACAAATTAAAATATCAAAGGTTCATAAAATGAAAAGGTCAAATGATTATTTTGGATTATTTAATGGTTCTATAAATTTTAACACTACACTTGTTGAATCATGGTGGGATTATCAAGATATAGAAAATCACAAAAAAAAAACATGTTATGATATTGTTGAAGATTATAATATAAATATAAAAAAAATAATAGACGAAATACTAAAAAGACCTACAAGTAAATATAATTCGTTATTGATAAGTGAAGAAAAAATAAGAGCTAATCAATTTTGTTTAGTAAATAAAATAATTAAAGATTATCCCAATCTATTTATCATAATATATCATGGAAATTGTTTAAGATTATATGTTTCAAAAAATTATGAAAAAGAAATTAAATGTTGGTCTAAATGGGACTCAAAACAATCATCAACAAGTCAAAGATTATGGCAATTAGGAGGAGTATATGGTTCATCTATAGATACTGAAAAATCTGAAAAACTACCTAATAATTATTGCTATTTCAATATAAATACAAAAATATTAAATATAAAATTTGTTTATAAATTATTAAGAATATTATTTGAAAAAAGTGATACCCCAATTCTATGTAAAACAATTATAACAATAACAGGTAAATATGGAGAAAGGGGATATTCTTTTACAAGCGACGATTATGATAATTATTCACTACATTTAACAGACCAGTATTTTGTGTCTCATGCATCATTAAATTGTACTGACATTTCACAACGATTAAGATTACAAGGAAAATATAATGATTTAGAACTGAAAAATGAAAATATGAAACTTACTTTATGGACGACTCCTGAATTACAAGATATAATACAGAATTTTTATGTAAAATTTATAAAAGAAATTGAAAAATATATTATGGGGTGTAATAGCTGGGAAGAAATTAAAGATTTATTAGAAAGTATAATAGATAATGGAGATTTTAAGTTTGGTAAATATATGAAGTATATTGATGTGTCAAAGAAACGAAAAAATTTAAAACCAATTAAACATTATGATATCAAAAATAATGGTTATAAATTAATTGTTATTGATGATATGAATGATACTGAAATAAGTGAATGGTGTAAAGAAACTAAATTAGTTGATTATGTATGTATGAATGAAATACAAGAAATGAATATTGATGAATTTATTGATAAGTATGGTGATTATGAAAGTGATGTTCCTCTGTGCATTGTTAAAAATAGTATTGTAGATTTTGATAGAAAAAAGTTAAATGAATTTGTATTGAATAAATTTCCTTCACTACAATATTTTAAGTTAGATAGATTAGTTCAAATTCAATCAGGAAGTGCTAACAGTGATAGATATAATGGTATACAGAATTCAATTGAACGTAATGAGGCTTATAATTATTATATTACAAAACGTAAACCAAATACATATAATATTTTGGTTTATGATAGTTATGACAATATACATATCACTATCACAAAAAATAAAAAAATTTTACCAAAACAAACAAACAACTATATAAAAAAAACTCCATACTTTGTAATTGGTGATAAAGTTAAATATTCGGTTCTTAAAGAAGAATATAAACAAGCAAATACTCACGGATATACAAATGAAGACGGAGATGATTTTATTGAAGACGACAATAAATTTCCAGAAAAATATTATTGGAAAACCCCTGATGGTTGGTTATATTTATATGATAAAGATAAACCGGAAATTATTTCGTTAGATATAGTAGCTCCTCTACCTGTTAAAAATGTTATACAAACAATCATTTCAACAGAACCATTAATAAATAGTGATATATTGCTATTCGCAAATTTGTGCTGTAAAAAAACAGACAAAACAAACTTACGATTTGGACTCAAAGATATATTCAAAATATATGAAACATGGTGCAAAATAAATGGAAAAAAATGTTTGAAAACGCAGAAAAAATTTAAGGAGGAGTTTGAAAAAATAAAGTATAAAGAAGAAAATAGTAAAGGTGTTGATGTAAATAATAAACCAGGCAAACGAGGTTATAATATTATGGTTTCATTATAATTTAACTTAAAAGTAATTTACAAATATTAATAATATGAAAGATTATATTATTAATTGTTTTATTTTACATGACAACAACACACTAACAGATATATATAATTATATAAAAAATCGGTATGATAATTCAGTTGAAATAAATGATATAAAAATAGAATTGACTAAATTAATTAAAAATAACATTATTTTTTTTCATAACAAAAATTATGAATTATCAAAAGAAGGTAATGTAATATTAAATGATAATAAATATTACTATTCAAAAATTATTATTAAATTTTATAAAAAATATAGTAAAAATAATATAAAATATGAATTAAGAGAGATTAGACAAGAACAAAAACAATTAAGAAATTATTTAATTTCTAATAAAAAACAAATGTGTATAATTTGTGAAAAAAAATTGCCATTATGTTTATTAGAAACAGCACATCTAAAACCAAGATGTATATTAAATAATAATGAAAAAAATGATAAAAATATTGTAGAATTTATGTGTAGATATTGCCACAATCTATATGACAATGGATTTTTAGCTGTTTATAACGGATTATTACAAGTTTCAACATTTATAAATCAATATGATTTAGATTATAACAATAACAAACAAATACATTATTACAATTTACAAAATGAAATATATTTTATTTTTCATTATAATTATATCTATAAAATGGGCGTTTGAAATGAGAAAAGGTGTAAAAGAATTTTATATTATATTATATGCCAAAAAATAATATTGATTATTCAAATACAATTATATATAAAATTTATTGTAAAGATATAAATATAAATGATGTTTATGTTGGCCATACAACAAACTTTTCAAAAAGAAAATATCAACATAAAATGTCTTGTAAAACACAAAATGTAAAAATATATAATATTATAAGGGAAAACGGTGGGTGGGAAAACTGGGATATGATTGAAATAGCTAATTATAATTGTAAAAATTCTTCTGAAGCTAGAATCAAAGAGCAATATTATTATAAATTATTAAATGCAACACTCAACTCTATTAACCCAATACAAAATATGGAAAAATTATTTTGTAAAGAATGTAATGTTCAATTTGCATTAAAATATGATTTTGAAAATCACAAACATAATAACATTGAAACTGATAATTTGAATCAAAATGATGAGAATTGCGATGATGATGCTTTATCGTATTTTTGTAAAATTTGTAACTATAACACAGATAGAAAACATAATTACGAAAGACATAATGTATCTAAAATGCATTTAAAAAATATCAAAATATCTCAAATTAATAAAAATGAGCAATCCAAAGGATTTCAATGTATATGTGGTAACGTATATAAATATAATAGAGGTCTGTCAAATCATAAAAAAAGTTGTGATCTATATAATCGTGATAAAATAATATTCAATAATGAAATCACTCCAGAATTAGTGTTAAAACTTATCAAACAGAACAAAGAATTAACTAATATTATATTACAACAAAATACAACAATTAATAAACTCTGCGACAATACTAACACCAATATAACTAACAATACTCAAATTAATAATCCTAAAAACAATATATCCTGACTG